GTCCGTAATCATTACCATCATAAGTAACATTACCACTTAGTTCCCACCCCTCAGTTTGATTATCAAAAGAACCGTTATTTAGGATGTTTGCTGTTTGTTCTTGTTCCTGAGCTTTGACTAATGGACTGGCTGTAATTACTAACATTATAGTCAGTACCCAAGTAGTCAGGATATTTAATAATTTTTCCATAGTTATCTATATAGTTCATTTTTTTATAATAATCTAGTGCTTCTTTACCTATCAATGCTTTATGCCCATTCCATATACTACAGGGTGTACCACTGTGTAACATAGCTGACCACACTTCTTTACTACCAGCACATAAAATACTAATACTGGCAACCTTTAATCCTGCCTTTGATAAGCTGTTACTTAAGGCTCTCCTCTCACAATTCCAATCAGTAAATGTTGTACCAGTTGATATACCTACCACTGAAGTTTGTACTGCACCGACTACGGGAAACGAACAAATCATTTGAGAATAACTTTGTATACTCGGTGAAATTGAGCTAGGGGGCGGGGTGTTTTTATTATTTACCGTTGTTCTATTATCTGCGGGGTGTACACTTGTAGTTGTGAATACACCTACTAAAGTTATTAAGACTAAGAATAAGAAGTTTCTAATCATTTCTTCTTTTAGTCTCTTGTCTTTCTAATGCATTTTCTAACCCACCACCAAAAAAGTTATACCATAGTTTACCAAATACAGGTAAGTTTTTAATAGTTTTTTCTGGTAAAACATCACCTTCTGTAACTAAATTATTAATATCTTTACCTATGTCTGTAAGTAAACTTAAAGGGGGTGTTACAGTGTTAACTATAGCTCCTTCAATATCTCCTTGTGATAAATATCTTTCCTGTATATATTGACTTGCAAACAAAATTGACCACAGATGATTTATAGAATTGTCTGGTATATCTTCAACATTAAAACCCTTACCCATAACCCAATCTTTAGTTTCTTTAATTGTACCATTCATGCCACCTACTAAAACCATATAACCTGCAAGATTTCTACCTGCTTTTAATTTGTTACCTGCTTTGTATTCTTGTATAACATTTTTACGAAGTAAATCTATTTGTTTTATTGTAAAAGATTTAAGGGCATAAAATATACGACCATTAGGAGCATTTAAATATGCTTGTGGCATTTCAGACATTGATATAGGTTGAGTATCTGATAACTCATTCCATAGATAAAATTTAACTCTATCAGTTATTTCTCCTTTTCTTAACTCGTTTACTAACATATTAAATTCATCATCTCCAAATACTTCTTTATATTTTTTTGCTAAAGCTTTAGTACCTGCTTCAGACTGCACTGCTTTTGTAGCTTTTTTATAACCAGCCTTCAATAAAACATTTTTACCGTATCTATCTGCCATTCTCAACCCAGAATATTTTAATACCCCACCTAATATTCTTGAAGTATCTATGGCATTATTTAACTCGTGTGACATTATGTCATCTAAACCTAATTCTTTCATAGACACTTTAGCTTTACCAAATAAAGCAGCTATAGTATTTCTATTACCTTGAATCCAAGCAGAAACTCCAATATCACCTAATTGAATCATTGCAGATAATGGATTACCCAAAGTAACACCATAACCTATATCCCTAACATATCTAAGAACTTTACTGGGTGATTTTTCTCCCATACCAAATCTAGTAGTTAATAATTTTGTTACATCATCAACATCATCTATTTTAATATTACCAGCTTTTAATTCTTGATTAATATAATTCCCTACTGATTCTTCAATATTTTCATCATAAGTTTTAATTTTTTTATCTTTACTAACTCTACCTAAAAATGTTCTACGCTCAATATCATTAACTGATTGTCTAATATAGTTTGTTAAAGCTACAGAAGGTTCTTCATAAAATTTCATCATGTCTTCTGTAACTGTGTCTATTTTTCTTGACTTAGTAAAACCCAAACCTGCACCATCTACTTGACGATTAAAACCTCGAATTGATTTATTAAGAATATCTACTACTTCATCATCTGGTAAATCCTTTGCTGATTTTAATCCTAATTCTCTTGCCCTATCATACAAGGCATTGTTTATCACACCCCTTTGTTCTGAGTTTAAAAGATTTTTTATACCGTCTAAATCTTTTACTTTTCTAGGAAAATAATTAGCAATTATGTTTATATCGTAACCTACATCCGATAAATCTTTTTGTTTTTTATTTAATAAATTTCTAACATTAGTTATATCTTTTTGAATATTAGGGTTTTTAGGTTTTAATATTTTTACTACGCTACTATAGTTACCATTATTTAAATGCATACCTATTAATCTACGAGTTTTTTTATTTTCCTTATTAATTGCTCTAGTAAAATTTTTAATTAATTGTAACTCACTGTGTGTTCTTGTAGACACATTAAACTCATGTTTTCTTAATCTACCAAATATTCTTGGTGCAACATTTTTTATTCTTGTAGATATGTTACCAATTATTTCATCAGTAAATAAACTTACTTTACCTTGAGAACCTTTATTATGTATTTTAAGTAATTCTTGCTCTACCCTTGCTTGAGGCAATGTTAAATTTTTTAAAGGTACAGTTGTATTATTAATTGTTTTTGTTAAATCTTCCGAAGACATTCCTAATTCTTTTTGTACAAAATTAGGTATATCTTTTGTAGCTACATTTTTAGATTTAGCTAAAGATACTGCATCATTAATAAATTCCATTTTTAAATCAGCATCTTGTATTTCTTCTTTTTTTATTTTCCTACCCTTTAACACATTTAAACCTTTAACAATAACGCCAGAAGCTGCTCCCCCAAATGCTGTATATAAAGCTAATTTTTCTTTATCAATTTCAGCATCAACTGTAGCTAAATCTTCTGTAACAGAAAATAAACCACCTATACCTGCACCAGTAGCAATACCCGCTTTTACTGTCTGACCAACTGGAAGAAGTATAGTAGGGTCAACAAGTATTTTTGAAATTGAACCTAGAGTTTCTGCAAAGCCAGTACTTCCCTCGTTACTTAGTGCAGACATAATTGGATATTCTTGTTTTAATTCTTTTTGTCTATGCTTAATTAAAACTTCACGCCTTTTATCTTCCGGTAAATCAGTAAAACCTTCCCCATATAATTCATCAGGGGATGTATAAAATGTACCGTTCCTACCAAAAGTACCCATAGGAAATTTACTTTCTAAATACAAAGAAGCATTAGTAAGAATATTATTAGTACTATCTAAACCGTAGTTAAACTTTTTAAAAGCACTTATTTCATCTAGGGCTTCTTCCCTTTCTTTTTCTTTTCTTCGTTTTTCTACTTGTTCAGGGGTAGATTCTTTAAAAACTGAATTAAGAATACTAAGGTCAACAGAGCTTGTAGATTTTTTATCTACATCATTAGTTTTACTATTTTTAGTAGGGCTAGATATTATTTCATTAATTAAATTTAAATCTGCCATTTAGTCTCCTTATTTTTTAAATTCCCACTTATTTGTTCCTATTATATTAAGACCAAACACATCAGTATCTTCTACTATTAAATCATTATCTTTATACTGGTCAAGAATTGCTAATACAGCATCTTTATCCCCACCCCAAGTATCTTCACGCCCCTCTTTCTTCTGTTTCTTTTTCCACTTGTCTTTATAATTTTCTAAATCATTATGTATTCTAGTTATAAGTTCATCTTCATTATTTATACCTGAATAAGGTGAATCATCTATAATACTAGCATATAAATCATTTTTTGCTTTAGTTGCTAACGAAGGGACAAAAGGTTTACCTCTATCTTCTTTTTCTTTTGCTTTTATTTCTTTTTCTTTTTTAAGATTTTTAGCATCAATAGATTGAGCTATATTAAGAAATGCTGCCCCTCTTTGATAATCTCCATTAGTTAAAAATGCTTCCGCTAACCTATTGTAATAGTCTGAACTTTTCTTATCAAGATTTGCTAAATCTTCATCTAACTCTTTTTGTAAAGCTTCATTTTCTTTTGCTTTAGCCATTTCAGGGTCTTCATACCCTAGCTTTTTCATTAGACCACGCCCTAGAATATCACCAAACTGTTGACCTAGTATAGCTACCGTAGGGTCTATATCACCTTGTTTGATTCTTTGTGCTGCTAGTAATCTATTTCTTTCAGCTCGTTTTTTTAATACATCTTCTGTATCTAAACCAAATATATTTTTAATCATTCCTGCCATTTTATAAAGTACCCCCATAAGCTTTACCAGCAGAACCTGCAGCTGCTACTAGCATTTGTTCAAATAATCCCGGCTTACGACCTGTAGCTGGTGTACCTGCTTGGAATGCTCCAGCAGTTGCAGCAGCACGAGCTTGTTCTAATCCAGAAGCTTGACCGATTAAACCTTGTTCTATACCTAGTATATCTTTAAATGTACCCATACCAGCCCCTAGACCACCTAGTAAGTTAGCTAGTTGTTGTTGTCTTGCTGCTTGATTTATATTATACAATTCAGTTTGTAAACCAAAGTCTTGTAATCTTTCTGTAGTAGCTAGTTGTCTTGCTTGTGGACCTAACTCAGTTAATGCCCTAGATTGTGCTAAACCTAATCCGTAAGCATCAGGGCTAACCATTCCTGTACCTTCCCCAGCACCTACTGCTTCACCTGACACTTGTAAACCTAAACGACCTGACCCAAACAAATCTTCTCTTAATTGTTGTCTTTGTCTTTCTAGTTCAGGTGTTAATAAAGCAGTTTGCTCTGCTAGTATTTCTTGCTCCCTTGCTCTTAAATCGTCACCCGTAAAATCAAATGTAGGGACAGGGGCTTGTGCTTGTTCTAGGTATTCAGAAAGTAAGGGGCTAGTTGCCCTTAACCCTTGTTCATACAACCCCTGTAATTCAGGAGTTAAGTTTTGTTCAAACCTAAACCCTTCTCCCTCTCTACTACCTGTTGCTGTACCTGCTAAACCTGTATATGTAAATGGTTCAAACCTAGCTCCGGGTGCAGCTTGTGCAGGTTTTGCTTTTTCTCCACCTAATATTTTTCCTATACTACTACCCATTATTTTATCTCCTTAGTTCTATTTTGTTTTCTCCAGACTTGATGTATTAAACCATCTAATCCCATTTCTTCACTATATAATTTAAATCCATACATTTCTAAAAATTTCTTATGTTTGTTATCATCAGTATTTTCATGTAAAGCATACACATCTTCTTTATATAATCTTAATATTAATTCTAAACTATGATGTAAACTTTTCTTTATATGTTTATTCCACTTGTAAACATCACAATGTAAAAATATTTTGTCATCATACTGCTCTGTAAATACTGTATAATCTTTATAAAGAATTACCGGTACCTTCATTAAGCAGTTCTTTTCCACATATATACAACTATGTAAGGTTGTAAGTTAGTTTGTGAATTACCACTAAATGAAAATGAATGAGTATGAGTATTTCCATTTGAAGTTCCTGTACTTTGTGAGCCAGAAGCTGCACTTCCACCTGTAGAATAAGTACCATAAGCTTGTGTACTATCATCTGGAGTACCACCCCCATACACTCCTGAAGAACTACCACTACCTTGAGGAGATGTAACATTGTTTGGACCAAGCATTAAATGATAATGTTTTGGCATTTGTGCTTCTGTAAGAGCTGTGCCACTATTAGTTCCTGTTCCTGATGGAGTCACTGCGGCTGAACCACCTGTTTCTTCTAATGTATCAAATGCTGTATCACTACCATCTATACCTACCATAACACGCCCTGCACCAAATGCTGCCCAAGTACCAAACCCTAAAAGTGTGCCGGGGTTAGTAGATACTGCTGCTTGTGTGTATATAGTTCCTACTGGAAATAAAGCTGCTTTAGCTGCAGCAACTGCAGTAGTAATAGCAGATGTTATATAAGCTGTAGTGCCTATTTGTGTTGAATTAGTAGCAGCACTAGCTGTTGGAGCTGTTGGTGTACCTGTTAAAGCAGCATTATTAGTATCAGCTTTACTGTTTACTGCTGTCTGTATAGCATCAAATTCATCATCTATTTCTGTACCTTTTACAATCTTATTTGCATTACCTGTAGATAATGCATCTTTTGCTGCAAAGTCTGTTGTTTTTGAATAATTACTCATTATATAATCCTACCCTGTTTAGTGTAAATGTCTAATTTTTGAACGCTTAATAACGCCCCATCTATTGTTGTTTCAATACCAAGTTGTACTATTGAGCCTGAACCTGCTACGGAAGAATCAAGTCTTTCCAAAGAAATACCTGATTGATATTCTGCTACTGTTGTTGCGTTACTTCCATACTCAGCTATGCCATATTCTGACACTGCTGATTGACTTAAAGTAAATGGAAAACTAAAATAACTAGTTGTATAATCAAAACCACACTTTAAAGTAAAAGATTGTGATGAACTTCCAATAGCTGTAACTGCTGCTTTTTTTAATAATTTAAGTATATTAGGTTTATTAAAATCAAAATGATTAGTAAAGTATGACATAGTGTATGCACTACCATTATCATTATAACCAGTGTATTCAGCTAAACCATTTACTTGAGTCATATACATAGTTTTATTAGTTGGTTCATAAATATAATCAGTATGATTTAAATTGTTCCAAGTAGTTACTCTTAATGAAGCATCTTCTAAAGTACCTCTAGTATCAAATACAAATACTTGTGCTGCTTCCGGTAAACTAATTAAGTAAAAAGCTTCTTCAGGAAAGTAAGAAGATTTAACTAAATCTAAATTACTTTCTCTATTAACTACATCCATAAATGTATCTCTTACATTTTTAGACAAATCATTTAATGGTTGTGATTTTTCTTGTATTGTTCTGCCTAAAGAACGTAACCCAGTAGCCGATAAAAATACAATATCATTTCCTGAATTTTGTATACTATCTCTAGCAATACAACCTACCCCTGAAATAACCTCAACTAAAGTTAAAGAAGTTGTGCTAATACTAGATGCAAAGTTATCTCCATCTGCATATATAATAATATGATTTTTACAAAATATAATTAAGTTACCATTCATTTCACCTAAACCAGTAATTACATCTTGACCTTTAGGTAAAACTCCCGATATATTTAAAGAACCAGAACTGCCACCAGTCCATTTATATCCATTTAAAACATCAGTAAAATAAACTGTAGTTTTATTAGTTGCAGTATCAGCCGCCCATAAACGACCAAATGCTGACATAACTATATTAGCTGTAGGGGCTGTTCCCGCAGCTCCTGAATGTTGGTCTACAGATTTAAACTCATTAGCTGTAGTTTCATTTGTATAATATAAAGGTTTATAACCTCTTTGAAAAAAATATGCTATATCGTTTAGTGTTGCACTACTCCAATTACCAGCACTAATAGTATCAGTAGTGGTAGGGGTGCGTTCTGTTAGTGTGCTTAATCCTGTATAAAATTTAGTACTAGACCAAGATATTAAAGTATTAGTACCAGCTACATCTAAAAAGGGGTGCATACCTTTTAGGTTAGTACTTGTTCCCCCAGAAGTAGTACGATATGTCCAACCTTTTCTAGCACCTAATCTACCAAATTCATCTATAATACAGTTATTAGCTTCTAAAGCAAAACTAGGGTCATTAGCTACACTAGACTCTTGGGTATTTAAACCTAAGAATGCTGGGGCTACTAATGATGCTGTTAATATTTGTTTTGACATTATATAATTTTCCTATAAATTATGCTTGATACCAAAGACTTTCTTCTGGGTGTTTAGCTGCATCTAATGCTATAGCATCTTGTAATGCAGTGTTTGCTTTAGCAAATGCACTTACTGGACTAGCTCCGCCATCTTCTCCTCTTTCTTCTACAGCTAATGCATAAGCTAATAGCTCAATAGGTTTAGTTGGTATACTAAATGTATCTGCATCACTTTCTCTTTCTGCACTTCTTAATATTACATTAAAATTAATTGTATAAGCTTTATCAGGTATTGGGTATAAATCAACTTGTGTATCACCGTCAGCACTTATACCGTTAAAAGAGTAATAATAAGGTGAGCCTGTTCCGGGTGTACTATTTAAAAATAAATTATTAAAATCATGTGAACTTTTTTGTTTTAAAAAAAAATTATCTGTATCATTTATAACATCTAGTATTGTTAATCTATTTTGTGAGCCATTTAATTCATAGTTAAATACACCATCAGAAGTAGTAGCTGTTAAAGTAGTACGAAGACCTGACCAATGCCAAGCATTCTCTACATCTATTAAAGCATCATTAACTAACACCCCTATTAATTTAGAGTATGTTGTTTCATCTACAGATGCTACGGTTCTTTCCCTTAATCGTTTTAAAATATTGTTTACTACTTGTAAGTATGTCATTTTATATTCCTATGTTGTGCGGTACTTTTTTACTTTCTTTGCTACTTTCTTA